TGGCGGGTTGATCAGCCGTTCAGCAAGCCCGCGCTTAACTTCTTCCTGAGTCTTGATTTGCTCTTTCGACTTGTCCGCCGCCATCTTGCCCTGTGCCCGAGCCGACTCCCGCGCCATTTCTCGTTGAGTGTACATGGCTTGCATTTGCTGCATCTGCGCCTGAGTAGCAGCCTGCTGAATTTGCGTGATTATTTGCTGATGCGCGCTCAAGTGCTGAGTTAACGCCTGATACCCTTGAGGGTTGGTCCTCTGGAGATCGATTCCCTTGGAGCTGACGAGAAACTCCTTGAGGGTCTGCATATGAACCTGATGATCATCCACGAGCGCCTCAGGCTGAATCTGTTGCCCGTTCAAGATCTCGTCGATCTCGACATTCTGCTTGATTCGCTGATCCTCGGTCGGGATAGTCAGATCCAAGAATCCCGTCAGGTCCGCTACCATCCTCTGATTCGCGGGGTCCATTAATATCCCCGTGATCACCTGACTGTTGAGTTCCAGAAACTTGAAGAACATCGCCTGTTTCTGTGGTAGACTCATCGGGAACTGCTCGCTGGGTTCCGGTTCGACCTCCCCAACGTGCCCCGTCATCTCGGCTTTCCTGATCCATACATTTACGTAATTGTTCTTGTTTTCCGGGTCGGGAGTTGAAAACCGCTCATCGTCGATCATGTTCTCGACGTACAGATGAACGCATTTCTCCATTAGCTTTGCCCAGAAGATCTGAAATAGATTCCAAACGATCTGCAACCGTTGCAGCGCATACTGCCGAGATTGCTGATATTCTCCCAATGTCCGAGATGAGCCTTCACTCGGCCCGCCGTAGATCGCTGGATAACTACCAACAGAAAACTGCGAGTCCTGATCCAATCTATTGAAGAAATCCCCGACCTCTTTGCTCAACGTGGCGCGCCCGCCCTCGAAGAAGGCATCTTTTAGGCTCTGCCCGGATTTCGGATGAACGGGATAAGCCATTCCCGGGCGCGCCTCGTGCTTAGAATAAACATCGAAGTTCAGGACTGATGAGTCAGCGAACATGCTTCCGATTCCCTGCTCGATTGTTTCAGCGGTAATATTGACCAATACATTTCGTAGTTCTTGTATCGAAATGAGGGGCTGCCCAATTGCGTCGCTATGAATATACGTGCTAAGACCACTCTTGGCGAGTGTCCAGTACTTATCCATGTCTTCGTCGCGGCTTTCAGCATACGTATTCCCAACGAAAGCAACATAAACCCCACTTGGAAATAGTTTATATAACCGCTTCTTCTCTTTTTCCTTTTCCTTAGGGAGTCCCTCAAATGCCCAAGTCCGCATCCATACCTGTTTGTGAGTGGCAAGATCTCGATTATCATCCGACCTGGAGAAAGCGGTGTAGCTTGAGGGAGTTCTAGCCATTCGTTCATATGCCTGAGCGTCTCCTTCATCATTCTCGATCTTATCCTCGATATGCTCGTAGATTGATCTCAGGAATGGCTTTGGCTGATCGAGGGCCTTTATCAAATAGCTACAATCTCCCTGCTTGCGCGCCCAATACGGAACCTTGACATGCAAGCCACCGAAAGTGTCTATCATGACCCGAGTCTTCGGGCTCTCTTGAAAGCCATCCAGAACCGTCGCGATCTCCATGGGCGCGCCGCAGTTTTTACAGTTGTGCAGACCTTCGAGCAAGTCTTCCTCATCATCCACGGGAGCTGATTCTCCGCAGGACGGGCAGCTCAAGACCTTTTTATAAGTCTCAATGTTGACCATCCCAAAAGCTTTGTCAGCCTTCGGCGCGTGGTACCAAGCTAGCAAGCCCTGATTCCACAAAACAAACAGGCTGGCGAACTGAAGAAGCTTGACCTGATTATGCCGACAAATGAGATCGACTATCTTCCCATAAGTCCTGGAGGTCTGAACGTCGTCGGCGTCTTCTGCGTTGTCTGGGGGGAATCGGACTGCTGGTACTTGGGCACTGAGGGCCGCGATGATTGCTTCTCCGTGAGCTTTGAATATGTTGACGACGAAATCGTAGAACGGCCCCTCGCTGCCCTCTCGTCCCTCTGTCTCAGCGAACCACCTGAGGCCGCTAGTGCCGATTGGCGCCATCCAATCCTGTTTGGTTTCGGACCAAAAGATAAACTGAATTCCGTGCCAAAACTCTTCATTCTTCTTCCAGAGCTTAATTTGTTGCTTTCGGACCCAACTATCTTCTTTTTCATATTTCTCCACAAGGAATTTTAAGCAATCCTTCAGCTCTTGCGGTAAATTGTGATTATTAGGGTCTTTATCTTTCTTCGCACGGTCGATTATAGACGCGTCCGGTGGAAGATTAGTACCCAGATCGCTAGGAGCAGGGGTCATATCTAAGCACTGTTCCTACAGGTTCTACACTCCCTCATGACACCGCTATTGCCATGACGGTATATAGTATTTCCTTCGTCGAAAAGATGACCATGTTTACAGAACTCCTTAACAGAGTTCAATGCAGCAACATTATCCTCTCCATACTTCAAGGAATCCATAATATTGTCACGTGGTGTTCCTATTTCCAAGTGGTCGGGATTCACACACGCTCGTGACTTGCAAATATCCATCTTATGACGTGAGACTACAGACTCATCATCTAATTCACCCAACTTACCAAAAGCCCACAAGGAAAGTCGAGGAACCCGATACTGCCTATAGTCTATCTTGAGTATTCCATAACCTGAAGAATGTTTAGATCGAGTCCACAACCAACATCCATTCTCATCTACATGGGAGTATAGCTTGACCACTCCCTGGAGATACTCTCTATCTAGCCTGTGCCTACGCATCAGTAGTTTTTCCTCTGGCGCCCGAGGCCCATCATCTCAAGCCCGCGCTGGAACTTGTTAGTCTCTCCAGTCCTCAAATGCGGGCCGCTTGGAAGATGGGGCTTTTTTATCTTCAGCTTTGGCCCGACCTTTGGGATTCTTAGTTTCTTCACTTTTGACCTTCTTTTCCTTTTTTGTTTTTCTCATGTCCCATTCCCCCAATCTTAGATTTCCGCGCCGTGCTCATTGCAGCAGCTACAGCTTGACGTTGAGGATGACCAGATGCCATCATCTCCCGAATGTTCTCGCTGATAACTTTCTTTCCTCCGCCCTTCTTGAGAGGCATTGTTTTAACCCGCTCTTTCTGCAAGCCGTCGAGCTTCATTTTCCAATTCCTGTCTCATATCAGCCAATTCTAGTTCCTGCTTCCGCCGCATCCAGCTCTTGCTAGTCTTAGGGACGGGCGTTGGATCGACCATTCCCGCGGTTTGCTCATCGATCAACGGTCGCTGAGCAATCTGCTCTCTGAGTAGAGAAATTTCCGCGATTAGTTTACCAACCGCTGCGGTGTTTGCAATTTCCGCGGTCAGGAGGGGCTGAAGCTCTCGTTGGATGAGTCTCGATAAGAATTCCCGAATTTTTCTCACCTAAATCTCCTAAGTCTGGACTTGGGGACGGGCATAGGCTCGTAATTGAAACTTACGTTCTCCAAATGCTCCATTCTCCGGTAGTAGGATGTCCAGTCCCCACTCTTCTGGAAATCTCGGATAACAAGATCCTGCGCGCTTCTTTGGGCCGCTTCCGATCCAATCATGCCTAGGTAATTGTTCGCTGAACAAACGAGATAGCGGAGCGCGTCGTATGGATCATCTCCATGGAATTCCTTCACGTCTTCCGCGGGTTTCTGACTGATTTGGGACTTTTTGTCGTAAATACAGAGCGGGATCGTCGTCCTGAGGACTACACAGTTCTTGAATATCTGGAGTTTGGGGATTATCTCTTTTTTCTTCTCTTTGTAGGAGTTTAGATAGCCCTGATAAGCATCCGGGCCTCTTTTTATCAAAATATCCTTCGCTACGTCGATGTCGAATGGCTCGGGCGCGTCTTTCACTCTGTTATCCCACCTCAGGTACTCCTGAATCATCAGTTTCCCGATTATTCGGTCGTTTTCCGCCTGTCTCGCGGCCAAGCCTGAATATTGGCTGAATTGATCTACCTGAGTGTGCCCTTCTCCCCGGTTGGCCCATGCTGAACGACACATCACAACATCGGTTAACTTTTCATTCCGTGAAAGATTCCCGATCTCGGTTGCCCACTCTATGGTCTTTGCTTCCTTGATGCAATACTCCCGATAAACATAAAGTCGGTCATCGGGACTCAGAGCGGCCCAGAGCGCGCAGGTCATGGCCGTGTAGCCCCAGTCGATCGCTAGGAACCGTGGCCACCATTCAGGTATTGGAAACGGCGCGATAACGTGCAGCGCGTTCTCCGGTTCCCCGGGGAAATTCTCCTCTCGGTAATCGTTGAATACCTGACCCTCGAATGTCGACCAATCTCCCTCTAGTTTCGCGCGCCGCTCAGCCTCGGGGAGTGAGCCAAGACGATTCACATACTGTGGATCGTTCTGCATTAAATAGGGATTGTCTTGAGCGAAGCTCTGAATAAAAATACGCCTGAGTGAGGTCTTCCGGTCGACGAGAATGGTCCCGTAAGGAGCGGGCTCCAGAAACATCTTTCTCACCCAGGCGTGACCAGAGTTTCCAGGGTTGGTCGCTGAACGAACTATGGCAGGGAGATTACTTGATGATGAACGACATCTTGTCCGGCTGATATAAATGTATTGAAATTCTGTGAAACTAGTTAGCTCATCGAACGCGGCGTAGTTGTACTCGGCGGTATCGTACTTTCTTACGTCCTGCTCGTATTCAATATGACCGAATTGCATGACCGCGCCGCTCGGGAAATGCCAACGCTTCTTATCGTTGTTATAGCTCGCGCCCGTTAGACTGTACCAGTCCCGGCTACGCAATATTATTTCTGATTCCAGCTCGGGATACGTTCGGCGGAAGATGATTCCCTTGAAACGCGGCTCTTTGTAGAATCCCCGAATGATCGGGAGCATTATCAGCAGTTCCGATTTCCCGCCCCCGGCCGCTCCACCGTACAGAGCCTCAAAGATAGAGTCGGGAAGACTGGCGAACATCTCCTGACGTTTGTGCGGCTTCCAGACTCGATCTAGCTGGACGTTCGTGTTGTCGTAATCGACCGCTCTCATTGATCGTTCGGGGCCCTAGATTTTCGGGGCCCATCCTGTCTACCCGATCTCAACGATCTTGAATCCCGATTCTTTCCTTAGCTCGGGCGCGTAGAGGACAAGATTGATTCGGCTATTCCTGTCCTCCTTGGGCATCGATCTTT